CTGACCATCAACGTCGGCGCCGCCGGCCAGGCCACCGAGTTCTCCTGCGAAGTGCTCGGAGCCGCCGTCACGCACGACTACGAGGAGAACGACACCCGCCGCATGCTGTGCGGCACCGTCCGCGGCGGCGGCGGCAGCCGCACCGACGGGTTCAAGGCCGACATCGAGAACGACCTGTCCGCGGCCGGCCTGTACAAGTTCCTGTTCGACCACGACCTGCAGACCGCCGACGTGACGTTCACCCCGAACACCGCCGACGGCGCCCACTGGGTGATCGCCGGTGTGACGTTGCAGCTGCCCGACGAGATCGGCGCCGACGAGTTCGGCAACCCCATCGCGTCCAAGATCGAATGGAACGGCGGACTGGCCACGTTCACCCCGTCCACTGCGCCGTCAACGTCATGATCGGCGTCACCTACCAGGTCGTACCCGTCGACGGCCCTGCGTGGTCGTTCCGTTCCACGCTGGTCCACGAGATGGCGTGGGAACGGTACGCGGTGCGACACAAGCTGCCGATCAACCCCACCGTCCGCGACGGGCAGGCCGACCTGGCCACCTTCCCGATGGCCGCCAACGGCGCTCTGCTGGCCTGGGAGGAGACCAAGAAGTCACAACCTGACATCGGCCTGGACGCGTTCGCATCCACCATCGTGTCGGTGCTGCCCGTCGACGACACCGCGCAGCTGCCGGACCCTACCCTGCCGGCTCCTGGGGCCGGCTCGTAGCGGAGATCGCCGTGGCCACCCAGACCAGCCCGGCGCACTGGGCCGACGTCGACGACGTCATGGTCATGACCGTTGTCGACATCCTTCAACGACAGGCGAAGGGGCGCCGCTGATGAGCCGCTCTGCTCAGGTCCAGGTACAGGGCGGCCGCGCGTTCCGCAAAGCGATGGCCGACGCCGGCATCGACATCGCCGACCTGAAACAAGCCCACGCGGAAGCGGCGGCCACGGTCGCCGCCGCCGCCAGGCCGGCGGCCCCGCACCGGTCGGGCAAGTTGGCCGGCTCCATCCGTTCGTCGGGCACCAAGACCGCCGGTGTTGTCCGCGCCGGCGGCGCCGCCGTCCCCTACGCCCAGCCCATCCACTGGGGATGGCCCCGCCGGCACATCAAGCCGCACATGTTCGTCACCGGCCCGGCCGCGGCGACCGAGCCGACCTGGGGCGCGGTGTTTGAACGGCACATCGACCGCATCCTGGACAAGATCGCCGCGACCGCCGACGGCAGAGGAGACTAACCGTGGCCGGCCGTTCCGCCATCCTCACCGTCAAGATCATCGGTGATGCGACCGACGCGACGAAAGCCCTCGCCGACACCGCGTCGGCGTCGGAACGGTTCCAGGCCGGGCTCAGCAAAGCAGCCGGCGTGGCCGCGGTCGGGCTGGCCGCCGGCGCCGCCGCCGCCGTGTCGTTCGCGAAGGCCGCCGCCGAGGACGAGCAGTCAGCCAGCACCCTGGCGCAAGCGTTGAAGAACACCGCCGGCGCCACCGACCAGCAAGTCGCCGCCGCCGAGAAGTGGATCGCCGCGCAAGGCAAGGCGCTGGGCGTGGCAGACGACCAGCTGCGTCCCGCGCTGGCGTCGTTGGCGACCGCGACCGGTGACGTCGCCAAGGCGCAGGACCTGGCATCCCTGGCAATGGACCTGTCCGCCGCACGCGGCGTGCCGGTGCAGCAGGCCGCCGACGCCATCGCCAAGGCTTACGCGGGACAGACCACCGCCCTGGGACGGCTCGTCCCCGGACTGGATGAGGCCGCGTTGAAGTCCGGTGACTTCACCCAGGTCCAGCAGGCGCTGTCCCAGGTCGTCGGCGGCCAGGCGGCCACGGCCGCCAACACCGCAGCCGGCCAGTACCAGATCTTCCAGACACAGCTGGGCGAAGCGCAAGAATCGTTGGGTGCCGGCCTGCTACCCATGTTGCAGCAGTTCGTTCCGTACCTGACACAGATGGCGCAATGGGTGCAGGACAACGCCGACAAGGTCAAGACGCTGGTCGTCGTGGTCGGCGGTCTGGCGGCCGCCATCGTCGCAGCCAACGTCGGCATGCAGGCGTACAACGCCGCAATGGCCATCTACCAGGGCCTGCAGGCCGTCATCAGCGGCGCGACGAAAGCGTGGACAGCGGTCCAGTGGCTCCTCAACGCCGCCCTCAACGCCAACCCCATCGGCCTGGTCGTGGCCGCCATCGGCGCGCTGGTCGCCATCTTCGTCGTCGCCTACAACAGGTCCGAGACGTTCCGCAACGCCGTCAACGCTCTCGGGTCGTTCCTGGCCGGCGTGTTCCGCAACGTCATCCACGGTGTCGGTCAGGCGCTGCAGGCCGTCGGCCAGTGGCTGTCCAACGTCGCCTCCACCGTCGGCGGCGCGTTCCGGTCGGCGTGGCAGTCGGTCACCGGCGTCATCAACGGTGTCGTCGGCGCCATCCGTAACGTCGTCACGTGGATACAGAACGCCATCGCCGCCGTCCGTAACTTCTTCTCGTCCGGCATCGGCCGTATCGGCTCAGCTGTCGGTGGACTGTTCGGCCGTTCCGCCGGGGTCGGCGCCGCCCCGCCTGTGCTGGCCGGCCGTTCCGCCGAGGGCCGGGCGACGACCGGGTACGCCGGTGTTCGTTCGATCACCATCAACAACACCGGCTACAACCCTCAGTACACCGCCCACGAGCTGCAGCGGCTGCTCAGCGGCGCCCGTGTCCGCACCGGCTACGCGGGGATCAGGTCATGACGGCCGGCTTCGACGTCTACCCCGGCACCGCCTACACCGGGCAACCCGAGCCACACGTCGCGTTGTACGTCGCAGGCCGCGACGTCACGTGCGACACCATCGGGCAGCTGTCCATCCGCGGCGGCCGGTCAGACTTCCTCTCCCAAGCCGACGCGGCCACGATGTCGATCACGTTGCAGTGGCCGGAGACTGTGGCCCGCCCCAAGTTCGGTGACCCTGTCGCTGTAGCCGGATGGATACCCGGCCACAAGACGACGTCGGTGCGCGCACTGTTCTACGGGCACATCACCGATATCGCCGTGGAAGGTGACTGGTGGTCGCTCGTCGCAGCCGACCCCATGCGCACGCTGGACGGCGTCAAGATCGGCGACGTGCCGTGGCCGCAGGAAACGCTCAGTGAACGGTTCAAGCACGTCTGGGATGCGTTGGCCGCCAAGCTGCCCGACCAGACGTGGCTGGGCACCGGCGCGGACTTGCTGCTGCACACTGCCCAGCTGTTCTGGGGTGGGCAGACGCTGCTACGTCGCGATGTCGACGCCCAGAACGGTCTGGACCTTGTCCGTTCGCACACGTCCTCGATGTTCGGTGACGTGTACTACCGGCCGGACCGTTACGTGCTCGGCACCACCCACTGGCCGGCCCCGTCGACCGTCGACCCGGCCGGCTGGCAGCCGGAGGCGCGGCTCGCCAACGCCCTCAGCCGCGGCTCTCTCAGCGACTACGGCGTGACCGCGTTCGTGTCGTGCAAGGGGCTGGTCGGCGACCCGCCGCCACGGTTCTTCCAGAACATGGGCATCATCGTCAACGAATGGTCGGCTGACGTCATCACCGACTGGACCGCCGACCCCGTGGTGCACTCGACCGTCATCGTCCGCGCGGCCCAGCAGCTGCTGCAGCAGTACGGGCAACGGTCGTCCAAGCTGCAGGTTGACGACATGCTGGACGGCACCCTGGTCGGCGACCGGCCGGTGCAGATGTTGCAGCGCATGCTGGAACGGACACAGGTGCCCGTGTTCTGCGTCGACAACGTCGTCGCGGACTGCACCACCCCCGTCCTCGACTCGGCCGGCACCGACGTCGTCGTCGGCAACTGGCACGCCCTGACCGCCCGCGGCCCCGGACAGGTCGGCGCCAGCATCGAAGTGATCGACGACTCGCCCGGTGACCTCAACCTGCGCGGCGGCTGGCAGATCGAGCAGACGCAGATCGACTGGGCCGTCGACGGATGGACGGTGCAGGTCACCCTCACCCCCGGCTACCTGTACGCCGGGCAGGTGCAGCAGACCCGGCAGCTGATCGTCGGTGACGTGCCGGCCACGGTGCCGTCCGCCGGGTTCACCATCCCGGTGCGCGTCGTCACCCCGTACAACGGGGACACCGCCGTCGACGGCACCGTCACCGTCGACGGCGGCACGCCGGTGCAGCTGGTGGCCGGCTGGACCGACGTGCCCGTCGGCCCTCTCACAGCAGGCCAGCACACACTCGTCGTGGCCTACACGCCCGCGGCAGGGTCCAACGGCGCAGCCACGTCCACCACTGTCACCGTGCAGGCCTACGACCCGGCCGCAGGATGGTCATGACATGGAACACGTGCCGCCGCCCGAAGCCGACTACCCCGACGTCGACACCCAGAACCCGCAGACCATCACCGACCCGGACCACCCCGACTGGTTGCCCGACCTGGACGAGCCGCAGGTGGAGTCGTGAGGTCGCCCGCTGACGCGTTGGCCCGCGCCCGCCGGTTCACCACCTGCCGGGTCGGCATGTGCCTGTGGCACGTGCAGGACTGGTACGGCGCGCCGCACGTGTTCCCCGACGCTGCCGCGCAGTGGAACAGCTCCCGCCACAAGCACCCCGGCGACCGCAACCCGCCACCCGGGGTGCCGGTGCTGTACCTGGGTGGCCGCCACGGCCACATCGCCCTGTCCACCGGGCACGGCATCCGCTCCACCGACGCCCCGGTCAACGGCCGGGTCGCCGAGGTCGACCTGGACTGGCCGTGGCGCCGGTGGGGCCACCGGTACGTCG